GCGAGTATGAGTTTATAATAGATGGCGAGACCATCTACAGAATGTACAACAAGAACATATGTCTAAAAAGGGAGAAATAGTAGAGGCGGCTAAGCAAGCAATCGATGAGTTGATCAAGGTGCTAAAGTCACCTATCATCACTCACGCTGAGGACGATATATCGGCCGACAAGATGAAGAACGCAGCGTCAGCTAAGCGTTTGGCATTTGAGGATGCTATGTATATGCTCAATAAGATTGAGGAGGAGGAAAACAAGGCAGCAGAGGGACCAATAGTGGAGGTTACACTCGGCAAATCAGGATTCGCTGAAGGAAGAGCAAAACATGGAAAATAAGCTGTACTCCATAGTAAACGACTACATTAATAAGACTGCTCTTAATACTAAGAACAATAAGAAGTCGTGGGATTATGGGTACAACAAAGAGTACGACCTCATCGTCATATCTAAGGATGGAACCATTGGTGAGATCTATGAGATAAATGGATTGAAGATTGCTTTGCCTCAACAGCCAAAGACTGTTGAGAACAGAGGTAATAGATGGCAGCCAATAGAGTATCCAGCTGAACTACAGAAAATTAAGTCAATATTTGACTGGAACCGAAGAGATAACACGTTCAAGTCTAAGTATGTGGACATGATCGAAGATGAATTTGAGAGACGTGAGCAAGGCTTTTGGTTCATTAACAATGGAACACCGACATACATCACCGGAACGCACTACATGTATCTTCAGTGGACCAAGATTGATATTGGTCTTCCTGACTTCCGTGAGTCCAACCGAATTTTTTACATATTTTGGGAGGCGTGTAAAGCAGACAGTCGGGCGTTTGGTATGTGCTACCTAAAGAACCGTCGTTCAGGATTCTCATTCATGTCGTCTGCAGAGACTTCAAACACAGGTACAATTGTCAGAGATGCTAGGCTTGGTATTCTATCCAAAACAGGATCGGATGCCAAGAAGATGTTTACCGACAAGGTTGTACCTATAGTAAGAAATTACCCATTCTTTTTCAAGCCGATCCAGGACGGTATGGACAACCCGAAGACGGAGTTGGCCTTCCGTGTCCCTGCGAGTAAGATTACTCGTAAGAATATGGATGAGGAGCGCGATGATGATATAGATGGGTTAGATACTACCATTGACTGGAAAAACACCGCAGACAACAGCTATGACGGTGAGAAACTACTTCTGCTTGTACATGACGAGAGTGGTAAGTGGGAAAAGCCAGAGAACATCCTAAATAACTGGCGAGTCACTAAGACTTGTTTGCGTCTTGGTAGCCGTATTATTGGTAAGTGTATGATGGGATCAACATCAAACGCGCTTAGTAAAGGTGGTGAGAACTTCAAGAAGTTGTTTTACGACAGTGATCCAAACAAGCGATCTGCCAATGGACAAACCAAGTCGGGGCTTTACTCTTTGTTTATTCCAATGGAATGGAACATGGAGGGCTTTATTGACGAGTATGGATGGCCAGTATTTGATGATCCAAAGAAACCTGTGATGGGTATCGATGGTGAGGAGATTACTATGGGTGTTATCACCTATTGGAATAACGAGGTGGCTGCAATGAAGTCAGACTCTGATGCACTCAACGAATACTACCGTCAGTTCCCTAGAACAGAATCGCATGCATTTAGAGATGAGAGTAAGTCATCTTTATTTAACTTAACGAAGATATATCAACAGATTGACTACAACGATGCGATGATTAAAGATCGCGTCCTAACAACCGGTTACTTTCATTGGAAGAACGGCGAGAAAGATAGCGAGGTTATTTGGACTCCTGATCCAAAGGGGCGTTTTGTGGTATCATGGATTCCTGACGCTAAGATGCGTAATAACGTAATTAAGAAGGACGGCAAATTTCACCCTGGTAATAAAGATATCGGTGTGTTTGGTTGTGACCCTTATGACATCTCAGGCGTAGTTGGTGGCGGTGGGTCTGCAGGTGCACTCCACGGCATAACCAACTTTCATATGGAGAACGCGCCAACCAATCACTTCTTTTTGGAATATATTGCTCGTCCTCAGACTGCTGAGATATTCTTTGAGGATGTATTAATGGCCTGTTTTTTTTATGGAATGCCTATACTTGTAGAGAATAACAAACAGCGACTATTGTATCACTTTAAGAACAGAGGGTACCGTCCATTCTCAATGAACAGACCTGACAAGCATACGTCTAAACTATCAAAAACAGAGCTTGAGTTAGGTGGTATTCCTAACTCTAGTGAGGATATAAAGCACGCTCATGCCAATAGCATCAACACCTACATTGAAGAGTACGTCGGAATCGACGCAGAAGGTAATTATCGAGAGAAAGATAGTATGGGTGATATGTATTTTACCAGAACGTTAAATGACTGGGCAAGATTTGACATCAACAACCGAACAAAACACGATGCCTCTATTAGCTCAGGATTGGCATTAATGGCATCTAGAAGACACCTATTTATACCTGTTAAGCAGGAATCTAAAATAAGTGTTAAATTTGTAAGATATAAGAATACTGGCATAAGAAGCGAAATTATCGAATAATGGATAAAACATCAGTTGTTATCCACCGCTTGAGACTATATGCCCGTGGAGAACAGCCTGTACAGAAGTACAAGGATGAAATCGCTGTTAATGGCGACATATCAATGCTTAACTTAGATTGGACTCCGGTTCCAATCATTCCTAAATTTGTTGACGTGGTTGTCAATGGAATGTTAGACAGACCATACACTATTAAGGCTGAGGCTCAGGATGTTTTATCGGCTGAGAAAAAGAACGTGTTCCAGGACATGATCGAGGCTGACATGGTGGCTAAGGACTTCTTAATGATGACCAAGGAAACACTTGGTATTGACGCGTTTAACGTAAATCCAGATGAGCTTCCTGCAAATGATCAGGAGCTTTCTCTGTACATGCAGATGAACTACAAGCCATCTATTGAGATCGCTGAAGAGATTGCCATCAACACACTTCTTAAGATGAATGACTATGAAGATGTGTTGAGAGATTATTACTACGACGTAGCCACGATAGGACTCGGTGTTGTAAAGCATGAGTTCCTTATTAATGATGGAGTTAAGGTTGAGTATGTAGATCCAGCTAACTGGATTCACAGTTATACCGAAAAGAGCGACTTCTCTGATTGTTTCTACTTCGGAGAGGTTAAGCAGGTTCACTACACTGAGCTGCTTAAAATGAATCCAAACCTTACTGACGAAGAGTTGACTGAGATTAAGAACGCAGGTTCAGCTTGGTATGACTACTTCCCGGTAGTTCGTAACTATCAAGACGACGCATTCTTAAATGAAGTTGTGACGCTTTTATATTTTAACTATAAGACTCACAAAAAGTTTGTTTGGAAAAAGAAATTACTTGAGAACGGAGGAGAGCGAGTGATCCGTAAGGATGACAACTTTAACCCACCACCAAACGAAATGTTTGAGGTAGTTGAAGCCGTTCGCGACGTTTGGTATGAAGGTGTATTGGTCGGTGGATCAAACATCATCATTAAGTGGGAGATGATGAAGAATATGGTACGTCCTAAGTCTGCATCACAGAAAGCACTTCCAAACTACATTGCTTACGCTCCACGTTACTATAAAGGAAATATTGAGTCACTCGTTCGTCGAATGATTCCATTTGCCGATCAGATCCAATTGACTCACTTGAAGCTACAGCAAGTTATGGCTCGCGTAGTTCCTGATGGTGTGTTCATTGATGCTGATGGTATTAATGAGGTAGACCTTGGAACAGGTGCTGCATACAACCCTGAGGATGCGCTAAATCTATACTTCCAAACGGGTAGTGTGATTGGACGTAGCTACACACAAGACGGTGATTTCAACAACGCGCGTATTCCAATTCAAGAACTCAACTCAAACAGTGGTCAAGCTAAGATGGCTGCCCTTATCGGTAACTACAACCACTACTTAAATATGATCCGCGACGTGACGGGTGTAAATGAGGTGCGTGATGCATCAACACCACATCCGGATGCCTTGGTTGGTGTTCAGAAGCTTGCAGCGCTAAACTCAAACACAGCCACTCGCCACATCTTAGACGCTGGTCTTAACACTACCAAGAGAGTTGCTGAGTGCTTGTCTATACGTGTCGCTGACATACTTGAATATGCTGACTTCGCTGAGGAGTTTGCTATGCAAATTGGCAAGTACAACATGGCAATACTTGAAGACGTTAAGGATCTTTACCTACACGATTTTGGTATCTTCATTGAGATTGCACCAGACGAAGAGCAAAAAGCTCAGCTTGAGCAGAACATTCAAGTCGCTCTACAGCAGCAGACAATTGACCTAGAGGATGCTATTGACATCCGTATGATTAACAATATCAAGCTTGCAAACGAGATGCTTAAGATGAAACGTCGTAAGCGTATGGAGCAAAAGCAGAAAGAGAAAGAGATGGAGTTCCAAATGCAGATGCAGACAAACATCCAATCCTCTCAAGCGGCTGCTGAAGCAAAAGCACAGGTCATCCAATTGGAAGGCCAAACGAAAGCTCAGATCAAGCAGATGGAAGTTCAAGGCGACATTCAGAAGATGCAGGCAGAAGCCGAACTCAAGAAAGAGTTGATGGCTATTGAGTTCCAATACAACATGCAATTGAACGGAATGCAGATGCAGACATTGAAAGATCGTGAAGACCAAAAAGAAAAGGCGAAAGATAAGCGAGTAGACCTACAGGCCACTCGTCAGTCTGAGCTAATTAACCAACGACAGAATAACCTACCGCCTCAGAATTTTGAGAGCACAGAAGATTCTTTGGATGGATTCGATTTAGAATCATTTGGACCTAAATAATGGCATATATAGAACACAACTTTTTCCCTTTAAAAGTATTCGTTAGAAATGAGTACATGTATCAACACCAAAAAGGGCAAGGAGATTTTACACCTGGCGTTATAATGTCGGTAAGATGTATACCTGGTCAGGCGGCATTATTCCAAGTTCTACTAGAGAACGGAGTAATGCGCGATAAGTTACCAAGTCATGCCTTACTTACTGAACCAAAGACACCAGATCCAGATCTACCTTTTCACTTCTTACAGATATGGAACTGTTTTTCTTATAACTTCACCTTATTACATTTGTCTTATGTATACGATACAAAGGTAGAGGTGTATATGAAAGACCACAAGTTCTACCCGGGTAGTTATTATGCCACCATTAACTGGGGAGCTAATGACTTAAATACTGACCTATCGTTAGCAGAGGATGCCTTAGAGCACAAGAGTCATCACATTATTCTACTTGACAATGGTCAAATAGCCCTTCAGCCAAACAATCGTATTAAGTGGTCTGAGCCATCATTTGTCACGAAGCCTTTTCCAGAGCGTCCTGATTATTTAGTTAATACAGACTACTACAATTGCGAAGGCTTTGATAAGTGGCACACAGAAGACTCTGATCGTATGTTCTACGATAATGAATAAATAAAATAATTATTAACTTTGTCAAAATTAAATTAAATGGAAAATGAATTCAAAGTAAGAGCTGTAGAATTCGAAGAGAAATCTGTAGCCGAAAAAGAAGCAGCGCTTCTTGAAGGATTAGAGGATCACTCTGGTGATAATGATACTGTAAAGATTGACTTAGCAGACGAACCACCAGTTGAGACAGTAGTAGATGATAATCCACCACAAGAGATGGATTTAGATGATAATAAAGTTCTTTCATATTTAGGAAAAAGATGGAACAAAGAGATCACATCTTTAGATGAGTTAGTTGAGCAGCGATCACAAGCTGAAGAACTACCTGAAGATGTCTCTGCGTTTCTAAAGTATAAGAAAGAGACCGGGCGTGGTATTGAAGACTTCATGAAGTTGAATGTCGATTACAGCGCCATGGATGAAGATTCTTTGCTTTACCAATACCACAAAGAACAGAACCCTGAGCTTGATGCTGATGAGGTTAAGTTCGAGCTTGAGTCTAAGTATTCATATGATGAAGACTTTGATGATGAGAAGCACATTAAAAAGGTAAAGCTAGAACGTAAAAAAGAGCTGACTAAGGCTCGTGACTACTTTAATAAACTAAAAGAACAGTACAAAGCGCCGCTTGAGTCAAGGGATGCTTTTGTTCCGGCAGAAGAAAAAGAAGCTTACGAATCTTACAAGCAATATAAACAAGCCGCAACTAGCGAGCAAGAGGAGCAAACAAAGCGGTCTCAGTTTTTTGCTGACAAGACTAGTGAGTTGTTTTCTGATAAGTTTGAAGGTTTCAAATTTACAATTGACGAAGACAAAGCGCTAACCTATAAACCAGCAGAGGCTAAGTCACTTCTTGAAGAACAGTCTTCACTAAAGAACTTTGTAAATAAGTTCTTAAACGAAGATGGTTACCTAAAGGATGCTGAGTTATTCCATCGAGCAATAGCGATTGCTTCGAACCCTGATAAGTTTGCAAAGTTTTTCTATGAGAAAGGAATGGCAGACACAGTTGATACAGTCTCTAAGGAGTCAAAAAATATCGACATGGTGCGCCAATCTACTCAGATGACTAAGAAAACTGACGGTGGTTTCCAAGTAAGAGCTGTAGAACCTAGTTACGGTAACAGATTAGTTATTAAACAAAAACCTAAAAACTAGAAAAAATGGCTGGTACATTAAATGCATCTCCGGGCCCATTATTGACCCCGAGCTCTGTAAAGGCAGCATTGCCTACAAACTACATCACAAATTTTGATTTCTTGAATCAATATTTGCCTGACACTTACGAGCAAGAATTTGAGCGTTACGGTAACCGTTCAATCGCATCTTTCTTGCGTATGGTAGGTGCAGAACTTCCTACTAACTCTGACCTCATCAAATGGGCAGAACAAGGTCGTCTTCACACAAAATACACTAACGTTGTTCCTGCATCTGCAGCAGCATCTGACACAGCTACATTCAACATGCCTGCGGCTACTGTATGTAACTTCCGTGTAAACCAAACTGTATTCTTGTCTTCACAGACAATTGCTGCTAACTCAGCTAAAGCTGTTATTAGTGCTGTTGCTGCTGACGGATCTACATTTACAGTTAAGTTCTACAACGCTTCTGGTTCACCATTTACAATTACAACTGAGCTTGTAACTGCATTTGTTTACGGATCTGAATTCGGTAAAGGAACTAGCGGTATGAGTGGTTCTTTGGAAGCACAAGACCTTTTCTTCGACAACAAGCCAATCATCATCAAAGACAAGTACACTGTCTCTGGTTCTGACATGGCTCAAGTTGGTTGGGTTGAAGTAACCACTGAGAACGGCGCTACTGGTTACTACTGGTATTTAAAATCCGAGCATGAGACTCGTCTACGTTACGAAGATTATCTTGAGATGTCAATGGTAGAAGGTGTTAGAGCTGAAACTGGTTCTGATGCATTGGCTTACCTCTCTCCATCTACAGCTGCTGCTCCTGGCTCTACTGCTGGCTCAACTGCTGCTGGTACTCAAGGTATGTTTGCTGCTATTGAAGCTCGTGGTAACGTTTGGGCAGGTGGTAACCCATCTTCTTTAGGTGACTTCGATACAATCGTACAACGTCTTGACAAGCAAGGTGCTATCGCTGAGAACGTATTGTTCTTAAACCGTCAGTTCTCTTTCGACATCGATGATATGTTACGGTTTGTTTGACAACAGCGAAGAAATGGCCCTTAACCTTGGTTTCTCTGGATTCCGTCGTGGTTATGAGTTTTACAAGACTGATTGGAAATACCTTAACGATGCAACCCTTCGTGGTGGTCTTGTTGGTGGTGCAATCAACGGTGTCTTGGTTCCTGCTGGTACAATGAGCGTTTACGATCAAGTACTTGGTAAGAATGCAAAACGTCCATTCCTTCACGTTCGTTACCGTGCTTCTGAAGCTGAAAATCGTCGTTACAAAACTTGGATGACTGGTTCTGCCGGTGGTGCACAGACTAGCGACTTGGATGCTATGGAGGTCAACTTCTTGTCAGAGCGTGCGCTTTGTACAATGGGTGCTAACAACTTCTTCATCTTCAAAGGATAAGAAGACCAATAATACGAGAGGGGTTACGGCCCCTCTCTATTTTTTTAAATAATTTAAATTATATCAAATGAACAGAGTAAAACTAGAGCCTAAGGATAGGACATATTTATTAAAGTTGCAAGAAGCTCCACTGAGCTACTACATTGCACACAAAGACACTCCTCGCAAGCGTTTGCTTTATTACGATGAAGAAACCAACGCTAATCATCCATTGAGATATGCGAGAAATTCAAGAAGCCCATTTCAAGATGATCAAGACGCCAACGTAATTGTTGAGCCAATTGTATTTGAGGATGGTGTTCTTACAGTTCCAAAAAGCAACCCAGTATTACAAGAATTCTTACATTACCATCCAGGTAACGGTACTGAATTTTATGAGTTTGATGCTGAGCGTGATGCACAAGAAGACGTACAAGAGTTATTCTCTGAGATTGATGCGTTATTACTTGCGCGTGATTTAGCTGACAAAGACTTAAGTACCCTCGAAGCAATTGCTAGATTGGTATTAAACGGTAACGTTGATCTAATGAGCTCTGCTGAGATTAAGCGTGACATGATGTTGTTTGCTAAGAGATATCCTCAAGATTTCATGGAAGCCGCATCTGATCCACTTTTAAAAGTGAATAACATGGCTGCTCGTGCATTCTCTACAGGTTACTTTACATTCCGTGGAAACAAAGACATCCACTTTAACCTAAAAGACAATAAGAAGCGTTTAATGACCGTTCCATTTGGGCATGATCATATCCACGCACTTGCGTCTCACTTGCAATCAGATGAAGGTATAGAGCTATTCAAATTCCTTGAAGATAAGTTTTCAGGAAATGATTAAGAAAAGTTTTTATCTATCCCAGTTACAGACGCTGGAAATCAGTTAGTATCTGCTAACAATGTAATCTTAGTTGAAGCAGGATCTGATTCTGCAACTGCTACTACTACATTAATTACTTATGCAGGTGGTAAAGTTGTTACTCTTACTCATGCTGCTCAAGTTGCTCTTAGCATGCGCAATGCAATCCAATCTGCAATTGCTGCTGCTTTACAAACATCTTGGACAAATACTGTTTATGACGTAACTGTTCCTCAAGCTGTTAGTGACATTGATGTAGCTTAATCTAAAGCTAACTACTACTAAAAGGGCACTTCTAATGGAGTGCCTTTTTTTATTTATCTTTGTACAAAAGCAGTCAGATGATCAATGACGTTCGAAATACAGTACTTTCTATAATCAGTAAGGATAACCGTGGCTTTATTACGCCATTGGAATTCAACCAATTTGCTAAGCAGGCACAGCTTGAGATTTTTGGGCAGTACATGTTTAATTACAGCAATGCAATCAATAAGCAGAACGCTAGAATGCATGGAGAGGGATATACCGATATTCCTAAAAATATGGCCGAAGTTATAGATTCATTTTCTGTATTCACAGGTCTAACCTATAATAACGGTACAAACAAATTCAATTTACCTGTCGATTACTTTTTCTTAGAAAAGGTAATATACAACAACAGTAAAGAGGTAGAAAAGGTTAGTCATCGTAAGATATTAAACCTAGTAAACTCAAACCTAACCGCTCCAAGTACCGCTTATCCAGTATACACAATGGATGAGAATGGTGTATTGGTTTACCCTACCACAATAACTACAAACGTAACTAGTCAGTACTTAAGATACCCAAGAGATCCACAGTGGACTTACACTGTAAACGGACTTGGAGATCCGTTCTTTAATCCAAACGACTCTAACTACGTAGACTTTGAGCTACCACTCGATGACTTTGCTAACCTGGTTATAAAGATCCTCGAATACTCTGGTATATCAATTGGAGATAAAGATATCGTATCAGCAGCTAAAGCTGAAGAAGTGCAAGACATTCAACAAAAACAATAATGGCATATATTACTAACTATCAGTACTATACCAATAATGGTAACATTCCTGAAGACGCTAATTGGGGGTCTTATCAGTACGTCAGTTTAGCTGACATCGTCAATAACTTTATATTGATGTATGTTGGCAATGACAAGTTGGTTAATAATGTCGACAGATATACTGTTCTATTTCACGCAAAGAGGGCGATACAGGAGCTTAACTACGACGCACTTAGAAACATTAAAGTTCTTGAGTTTGAGTTAGGCGATCAATTAAAGATGGTGTTGCCTCCTGACTATGTAAACTATGCAAGGATATCAATGCTTCGAAATGGTGTCTTATATCCGCTTACAGAGGCTCGTCAGAGCATTACAGCTACAGCGTACTTACAAGATAACAATGGTGACATTGTGTTTGACTCAAATGGTGAGGTTGTTGTAGGTGAAGCTAAGTTAGACATACTACGTCAACAGAATCAATTATACGTAGGCCCTGGTCCATACTATAACCAAATGGGATGGGAATATGAGGGTGAGTGGTACTTTGGTTATCCTATCGCTAATAACTTTGGTTTAGAGACAGCTGATGCAAATATAAACCCAAGATTCTTTGTCAATAAAGCAGCTGGTGTGATTGACTTTACATCTGGTGTTCAGCATGCATATATTGTTCTTGAATACATTTCAGATGGCATGGAAAACGGTGATGACTCTCTTATCACAATCAACAAACTTGCTGAGGAATACGTTTACGCTTACTTAAAGTATGCCCTACTTAACAATAAGTTTGGCGTTCAAGAATACATCGTGAATAGAGTTAAGAAAGAAAAGACAGCTCTACTTAGAAATACTAAAATTAGATTAAGTAACATGCATCCTGGTCGATTGCTTATGGCTATGCTTGCCGGTAGGATGAACAAAGATCTCGACGAGAGATTAGTACCGGACGGTGAATACCGTGATGCGGTTAACGTTACTATTGATACATCTGAGGGGTCAAATATTGGTGCCGTTCAGAACGCTCTTGGTAACACCATAACTACCAACATAACTACCATACTGTCTAAATACCAAGTGGCTGCCCCATTAAACGCTGTGACTATAGGTGCAATATCAGTTGAAGCTGAAAACCTATTATATTGGTTTGTAAAAGCTGACAACTTTGAGGGTATATTTGAGTACAACCAAGTTACTAACACATCATTGTTGGTATTAGGTACTACAACTAATCAACTTGGATTTGATAAAAACCACCTCATCACTGGTGTTAACTATGTGACTGATGGTAATGGCGGAGGTCTTCTTATTTGGAATGACAACTTAAATCCACCTAGAAAGATTAATATTAGCAGGTGTAAAGAATACAGTGTTAATGATCCTAGGATTAATAATGACATTAACTTGATTGTTGCACCCCCATTAAACTCACCTTTCATATCATTAAATACCATATCAACACCAAACTTAGAGCCTAACAATATTGAGGATAAGTTTGTATACTTTAGTTATCGATATAAGTATGTGGACAATGAGTACTCCTCAATGTCTCCATTTTCTGCGGTTTCTTTTAATCCTAAAACTTTATTAATAGATACTGAAACTGGGGAGAATAAAGGAATGCTCAACAAGTTCAATCAAGTTGAGGTTGTGTTTGAAACAGGCAACGAATTTGTAAAAGAAATACAACTATTAGTATGGGAATCAAGAACGCTAAATGTAAAAATAGTTGAGACCCTAAATAAAGAAGAGATAGGCATACTAAGCAACTCTACCTATAGCTTTAAATTTATGAATAACAAGACCTATGCAGCCTTACCAGCTGATCAGGTGACTAGATTGTTCGATAATGTGCCATTAAAAGCATTAGCTCAAGATATTATAGGTAATCGATTGATTATGGGTAACTATACTCAGTTTAGAGATCTTATAGACAACTCTGGAGACTTTATAGATATTAACTACACTGTTGGCTACATATCTGACACAGTTACTTCAGAACCTAAACAGACATGGAGAAGTGATCGCGACTACGAGATTGGCATTGCATACTTGGATGATTACGGTCGAATGACTACCGTGCTTACGACTACAACTGATAACACAAGTAACAATCTATCTAACTCAGTATACATACCGCCAACCAATTCAAGCACAGCTAACTCATTACTTGTCAACATAAAAAACAAGGCACCTGAGTGGGCAACCGGATATCGATTCTTTGTAAAGCAATCTAAGACTGAATATTATAATATATTTCCAGTAACTTTTTTGGTATCTGGTTCTTACCGATACTTCTTAATTAATGAAGCAGACAGAGATAAGATTAAAGTAAATGGATATATTATATTCAAGTCTTCTGGTAATGGCCCTACACATTCAAACAAAAGATTTAAAGTTCTTGAGCTTGAGCAAAAGGCTGCAAATGCTATTAATAGTGGTTCATTAGAAGGTCTTTACTTTAAGATTAAAGCTGATGCATCTGATACATTTATTAGCGCAACAAGTCAAGTGGTATTTAACTTTAACGGATCAGGTAGAGGTCCTAAATTTATTGGATCGCCACTTGCAACAATCGATCCAGTTACACAGAGAACAGCAAACGCAAGTATATCAAAAACATTAGCATACTATCACTTTAGTGGTGATAATACTATACAAAATACTGGTCCTTCTGTCAATCTAATCAACATAAATTGTCAGACAGATGCAAGGTTAACTGTATTAATAACTCCAAATAACAAATATAAAACAACTCTAACATTAGATCAATCGTCTTTCAGTGCTGAGGCAAATATCACTACATCACCTGTATCCATTACTATTGCAACCAACCAAACAGCAAACCTGGTATTTCAACCTGGTACATACAACCCTGGAGATAGATTTGTATTTAACATAAGAGGAGTAGGAAGTAGAGCTGGAACACCTTCAGCTAGAAACAACCCTAATTTCGGATTACCTGTAAACATAAATTCATTTAACAGAGATGAGTATGGAGGTGTTGCATTGTTGCAAGAACCTACAGGTAGCGTTATATATCCAGGTGCACAAATAGTAATAGATATTGAATATGACTGTGCTCCTGGAGATGGGTATAGAGCTAAAACTAATTCATTTACATCTACTAATTACTATACTAATTTAGAAGAGTGGTTTTATGAGTCAGGTGCTTATTCAAGCTTTGTTCAATGGAAAGATGAAAACTCAACAAATAACATAGGATCAAAAGGGGTTACATTTAGAAACGGAATATCTTACAATAATGTTGGTTCCCAACTTTCAAATACCATAGTTCAAGTTCCTTTTTCTACACCTCAATCTAAATTATATATGTGTATACAAGGTTTTGGAGATGGATCTTTCAACCAAAAGAACGAAATAAAGGCATCTTTAAAAGTTACACAGACTCCATTAAATAATAAAATAACTGCCGAGACAGTTCCGGCTAATGATGATGTAGATATATTCTACGAGATGAGCAGAACATATCCTGTTGATATTAATGGTAATCACATGGTTTTATGGAATTATGATAGATGTGTTGCTATTGGATCTACTTTGAGATTAATTCAAGACGATAAAACACAACCTCATTATTTTAAAGATGGGCAGCAAGTATATATTACAGCAGCAAATATACCTGCAGCTTTCTACACAATTACTGGTATTCCAAATAGATATACAATACAAATAAACTTTGCGACATCAACAGCAACCATTCCTGGGGGTGTTTCTGATAATATATTTGATAAAAACCAATCAGGGGCGCTCAATCAAGCTGTTATTCAATTAAACAATATCGGCAACAAGAATTCAGACTATAACGCTTACTGCTATGGAAATGGTGTTGAGTCTAACCGAATATTAGATGGATTCAATACCTATCTCTTGCTAACTTCAAAAACCTAGACAAGAACTTTGGCACCGTCCAAAAACTTTACGCTAGAACAACTGACCTAGTGGTATTACACCAAGACAAAATAACTTCAGTTCTGTATGGCAAAAACTTATTGGTTGATGCCGTTGGTGGTGGATCAGTAGCCTCTGTGCCTGAAGTGCTTGGAACACAGATTGCCTTACCTTACGAGTTTGGTATATCATCAAATCCAGAGAGTTTTGCTGTATGGAGTGATCGAATGTACTTCTCTGATGCTAAGAGAGGTGTTGTTCTTCAAATGCAAGGCGATCAAGTAATGCAGATATCTCGAATGGGTATGTCTGATTATTTTAGAGATTTAATGGCAAGCACGCCAAATATGGCTAAGCTTGGTGCATACGACCCATACAATCATAATTACGTGATTGCGTCTACAGATAGAAGAAATGTACCTTGCGATATACAGATTAATCCATATGCTGATTCTTTCCCTTACAATACAGCTGGAAGTCTTCAATATTTATTTGCACTATCAGGTACAACAAGCTGGTCAATTACATTAATTAATAACGGATTTGGTACTAACTGGATTGAACTTCCTCCTTACTGTCAGACAGGTGTAGGTGCTCAAGATATATACGCAAGAATTCAAAATAACATCACTCTATCAAACAGAAGTGTTATTGTTAGAGTTGCATACTGTAACACATACGTAGACTACACATTAACTCAAGGTAGAACTAGAAAAATAGACTTTAATATTTTAACATTAGGCACAGATGGGTAAAACTAAGCAGGCATTCAGCTACACAGGTAGCTCAACATACACAATTGACAATGTGGTATTAAGTAGCAGCGCTATCGCTCTATTTGATACGTCCACAGGTGTCGGTGGCGTTGACTATATTCCATACGATGGGGCTACCGTCACTGTGGTCGCTGGTGATGTTTTATCTGACTACCGACAGCTCGCACCAACTTTAAATAATAAGCTCTATTATTTGGTTTCAGACACTGCATACACAGCAGCTGACAAGACAACCATACTTAGCATAGCAACTGAAATACCGGTCATTTATTCGGCAGGAGTATTTACCGGCACATTTGTTTTCTTAAATCCAAATAACTATGAGTATGTATACTTGTTATGGGATTATGAGGATAAAATGGATACCGTTGCGTCATATAAAGGCGTAACCGATAGCCGAGCAATCGATATGCTTTTCGGGCCTAACATCGGGCGAGCTGGTATTAGTTTTAATACCGTTGACCCAGACCAACCAACAAGATATCAGATTGAATGGAACGGTGAGATTGTTGCGGATACTAAATATGTCGGTTTAAATTCATCCGCAAACTACATAAAATTAGAAGCTGCAGGTATTCCCGCAGAAGATATTGGTCTTGTGGCTCCATACGATGGTCTTGTTAATAATGGCACTGGCATTATTGAATTTTACAAAAATCTACCTGAAGGTGAAGCAAGTTTAATTGTATCTTCAGCAACTGCTAGTTCTACATGGATAGTAAACAAGATTAATCCATATTTAACTCAGTTTTATATTGACCAAGATCCTGGAACAACTGCAAATGTATGCGCACAGTGTCCTGATGTCGCTATTTACCATAATGGCATTGACGCTCTTCCAAACGTTGGAGATCAGTTGTTTACAACAAGCACAGGATCAGCAGTTTACGTTGGTGATGCTTTTTTACATCTTATTGATACAAGATCATGCACTACTCCTCCAATATCAAACTTAAGTTATATTGAGATAAGCTCTACAGGTGAGGTGTTATCAAAACAAAGCTGTACATGTTCAGAGTTTGCGGTTCCATTTATTATTGCGGATCCAATTACAGCTAATACTAATACCTCAGAGAGTGTAACGATAGAGGTTATTAATAATCCTACTTCTTGGGTAGTTAGCTCAAGCACGTTACCCGATCAGGCAACTTTCTCAAATGGGACTATATATTTTGAAAATTGCCCTGCTGGTGTTTATTCAATAGAATTATCAGCATTAAATTGCGTAGGAAGAAGCTCATTAGTTACTATATCTGTAACAGTGTCAGACCTTGGCAACATGAAGCCTTTCTTAATTGACGTTGAGCAGTTTAAAGAATCTGGTAGAGATGCATGTCTAGTAATACCTACATTTACCTTAATGTACTTTGAGGGTGATGGTTACATACCAAACCTAATCGATACTGTATTCTACGACTCAGAAGGCTTACGTCCATTTATGGGAGGTAAGAAATGGTACTATATAAATGACTCAAACTACAGCATTCAGATTGATCAAGAAGGAACCATTATTGGAAAAAGTGTGTGTGTTGGAGCCACTACAACGACTACAACGACAAGCACAACAACACTACCTTCAGGCACCTATTTTAATGCAACATCATGCGTTGATAACACATTAAGTGTTGTACTAAGAAATTCATTAGGAACATCAATTGCAACAAATTTAGTTGTTAAAACAACAGACGGTAACTGTTGGAGAGTAACCGGATCAAGAACCGCAGCAACGCCATATTATAATGTTGTTACACCGATAGTTACATACGCTGACTGCACTGCATGTACTGGGACTACCACAACTACAACTACTAGCACAACCACAACGTCAACGCCCGTCACTGGTTTTGACTTTGATGTTACGCCATTCAACACAGACCTATTGGCATGCACGTCCACACCGTCATATGTAACATACTATCACACAGGCACATTAGCAGTAAACAGTTTTGTTTACACCAACTCAGGCGCCACAACACTATTTAATGGGGGGTTCTTGTGGTATTTAGTTAGAAAGTCAGGTGTGACATATGCTTGCCTAGTCGCTGACACAGGTCAGATTCTAAAGCTATTGGCTTGCTCAGGTGTAACCACTACAACAACCACAACCACATTGCCTTTCTATTACTACAATGGAACTAAATGTGTGGGCGGTGCTGCTGTACTAATGAGATACCAAGGCTTTGCTCCTTTAAGTTTGCCTAATTTCATAAAAGACAGTAACGGCGATTGCATAACAATCACGTCAGTAGCTTCACCTGGAGCGCAAAATGGTGACATATACTACACTTATGGAAGCTGTTCAGAGTGCGCTGCAACTACAACTACTACAACAACTACTACAACTACAACAACGTCAACTACAACAACATCAACTACCACAACGACGATTGCTCCGTTGACGTCAATCACGCTGTCATACTCTTCTTCACAATCAACAGTTTGTACTGTTCTTGATATTGATAATTATTATGTAAATGGTGCAATTGGTGTCCCTGGAAATAATATCTTTACAGACATACTAGGCACTATTTCAGCGCCTGCTGGTTGGTACTTAAATTTAATTATTAATGTCGCGTATGAATGGGACGGATCAGACTGGACCGGAGCGACTAACGTTTGTTAATGAAGACACTTAGGATGTTGTCAGCGCAACCTGCGCTTGACTACTACGCTTGGCAGATTGAGGTGTGCATACATAACTTTGCATCTCTCGGTTATAAGAACATTGATATTGTAGCTGGATATCAGGATGAGATACCAGAGTCTTGGAATAAGTTATACCAAACTTATAGTGATATTGCTAGGTTCTTTTTCTATAAAGACACTATGGGAGATTGTAACTACCCGCCTGCTATTCAAGCTCATTTACTTCAGAAGCATTTCAAGAAACATCCAGAGTTAAAAAACGATGTGTTCTTTTTTCATGACGCTGATTTTGTTTTCACTAAGTATATGGACTTTACTCCATACCTAGAGGGAGATATCTGGTACTTCTCAGACACTATCTCATATATAGGATATGACTATATCATGAGCAAGGGTGAAGAAGTATTAAAGGCCATGTGTAATCAAGTTGGAATATCACGTAAACTAATTGAGTTTAATAAGAATAAAAGTGGTGGCGCTCAGAAGCTCATGAAGAATCTAACCTCACACTATTGGGGAAAAGTTGAGCAAGATAGCAAGGACTTATATAACCTACTGACCGGTCTTCAACATGTTAAGAAGGAAGGTGATCCAAACGGAATACAGGCCTGGACGGCAAGTATGTGGTCCGAGCTATGGAACGCTTGGTTTTTTGGTCATCATGTTGAAGTACCAAAAGACTTTGATTTTGCTTGGGCTACTTGCCCGGCCGATCGATGGGATGATCTGTACTTCTTTCATAATGCCGGTGTTATAAATTCAACGCAAGGCATGTTTCACAAGGCTTCATATATGGATAGCCTTCCATTTGAGACAGACCTTCAGTTAGATCCAAACAGATGCTCATACAAGTATTATGAGATGATCAAGAGTATGAAAAGTTGCTTGGTCTAAAATTCGTAACTTTGTTATATGATTATAGATACGCTTACATTCTCCAATAAGGCTGAGGGATGGACCTCTAGGTGGACCTATCGACCAGAGTGGATGATTGGTCTTAACAGCACTTTCTTTTCATTTAAAGGAGGTAATCTATATGAGCATGATACCAATCTAACTAGAACGCAGTTTTATAATCAACCTGTTGATGACCCATTATTTTATGGTTTCTCCATAGAGACTATAATAAACGAGTCACCTATAGAAACGAAAATGTTTAAGCTATTGAACTTGGACTGCACTCATTCATTAGATGTAATAGGTGCTACAGACCTAGATCAGATTCAAATGGATAGCTCTCAGTTTGTTAAAAAGGAGGGTGACTTCTATTCATATCTAAGAAGACCGCAAGGGCAGTTGAATTTCGATCTT